ACTCCAGCTTTTGAAGCAGTTAAGATTCCGAAACCAACATTTGAACCCAAGACAGAAACACCACAGATTATGATAACACCGTTGTCAGATACACATATTGGTGATCGAGTTGAAGAAGATCAAATGGGTGGGTTGAATGAATATAATATAGATATATTTAATAAGCGATTATTTGGATGGGCTAATACAGTATTACAACTAGCAGAGTTAAGAAGAAACTTTGCTCCAGTAAATGAGTTAGTTATTCCAATGCTAGGTGATATGATTAGTGGAGACATACACGACGAACTAGCAAGAACAAATGTAGATAATTGTATGGGACAGATGATTAGGGGAGCGAATTTAATTTCGCAGGCTCTAATGTTCCTTGCTCCACACTTTAGTAAGATACGAGTTCCTTGTGTTGTAGGTAATCATGGTCGTATGACTAGGAAACCTCCTATGAAGGATAAGTATATGGATTGGGATTATATGATGTATCAATGGATGGCGGCATTTTGTCGAGATCAGAAGAACATTGAATTCCAAATACCTAAAAGTTTTGTAGGTTCTTTTAAAGTACATGATCGAACAATCTTAATATTACATGGAGATATGGTTCCCGGTGCGGGGACAGGAACTTCAATTATGAATTCGATTACAAAGATGCGTTCTGTCTTTGAATATGGAAGGACAGCAGCTTTACAGAAACTAGGAATTCCAGAACATATTGATTCGGTTATGATGGGACATTTTCATCGTATTGATGAGTATGATATAGGGACGGGTGAAATACATATCTGTGGCACAATGAAAGGAGGCGATGAGTTTGCGTTACAGAGGTTGCAAGTATTCACACCACCAAAACATATTGCAACATATTGGCATCCAGAATATGGATGCGTAGGAAAAGAAACAATTTATTTAAATAGATATGACAAATCAAAAGAAATATTTGATGATACGTTATCAGAGGTATGGGTATGATTCCACAAATGCAAGAAGTAATAAATGCCATAAGGGAAACTGTTGAAGAGAGGATTAAATCTCTGGAAGGAACAGTATCTCCGCTTGTTCACACAACATGGATTATGGACAATAAGTTACGAGCAAATGTGGATTCAATACAAGATTTTGATGTACGAGTAAAGGAGAGGCGGGAACCTGCGATGCATATGCCTAATCAACCGTTACCCCCACCCCCAACTCAGAGAAAACCTCAACAAAGAGTACGTAGTTATATAAGACGAACTAAAAATGGTAAGCAACGAGTTTCCGGATATACAACACAACAAACACGCCCCGACCGTAGAGAAACTATGGAGGAATTACAAGATTGGTCTTATGACATAACAGAGCGTATAGAGGCTGATAAAGAGGTAAAAGAAGCTGTTGAAGGTGGAATCGATTCCGGTCTAAGACAATTTAAATAAGGGGGCAAACATGGCAGTAGATATTACAAAAGTTACTCCCGAACAGGAGTATGTTATAGCAAAGCATTCACGTATGGTAGGTAAGATACTTGATTTAGTAGAGGCAACAGTCCCAGAAGGGACCCAATGTGATAAGTTTAAAAAGCTTATTCAAGTGCCTTTATATGATTTTCGCAATGAAATGTTACACTTTATATCAGAAAATCCTACAGAAGAGTAGTTTTGTAGGTTTTTTTGGTATACGTAGTATAATAAATTAACGTGGTTTTACCACGTTTCTATATAAAAACGATAGAGGTCGGAGGTGGCTTAGACCAACCGCTATCTATAACTAGAAGGAGGATTTGGTATGGATAACGATATTCTAACCCGTCTGGAAAAGCAGATGGAAGGAAATGGTCTAGCACTAGCAGCCGTCGCTGAAGTTCTTCAGAAGATGGATGCACGATTGACCAAAGCAGAGGATGAGGAAGAAGAAGATGAGAAGGATATGGAAGAAAAGGCTATGCTAGAAGCAGCCGAAATGGAGAAATCCATGCTCGTCAAAGCCATTGCCGAAGAAGTACGAACTGAATTACTGAAGGAATCAGCAGGGCAGTCCGATAACGGTATGGATGTAGACGGCGAGAACACCCGAACAGCAACAAAAGCAGGTAACTCAACTGATGCTGATGATTCGGAAGAGGCTGTAACTATAGACACCAAGACAGAGAATGTACAAGGTATTATCCAAGCAATGCAGAAGCAACTTGGACAGCTAACTAAAGAGTATGGTATGGATGAGACAGAAGATGAGGACGAACCCGTTGTCACAGACGACGAGGACGATGAAGATGACGTAGAGGGTATCTTTAATATGAAGAAAGCTATGGAAACCATGGTTAAAGCAGAGACTGAAAAGCGTCTGCAAAAGATGGGATTCAAAGAAGAGACTTCATTACAGAAGCCCATTATAAAGAACTACGATCAAATAGGCGTTGATGGAACACAGCCAATTAAAAAGTCAGAGCCAGCAGGTGATCCTGTTGACCAGCTAGCCGACCTTTCTTACAAGCAGCTTCGAGAGATGCAGTTTGCAATAGAGGGTGGACAGACTGACGGCGTTCCACAAGAATTACTTTAAGATAATATAAGGAGGATTTAGATATGGCAACAACACCATCTCTTAGCGAATTTATCGCACAATCTCAGAGAGGTCTATATCAGTCCGTCTTTGGTCCCGGTATGTTGAAGAAACACGCTGCTGGTGATGGAGCGTGGGGAACTACTGATACAGGTGCAACGACAGGTGGTCGAAGCATTTTTACGGAGACTTATGGACGGAAGGTTTGGCAGGCTCTGAATAACCAAACAAGATTTTTTAATGCAATACCACGAGTAGTATGGGGCAATACTGCTGGTTGGAGGGTCAGGACCAACAGGGGAGAAAATAGGTCAAACCCAATTTCAGAAGCAGGCACACTCCCCGTAGTTGATGTCTCCAACATTGAACCAATATCAAGTTTGCCACGAATAGTGGGAACGACTTTCGGTGCTTCGGTACGGTCAGTCTTTACCGCTCAGTTGGAAGGCGGTATTGGGGACGTGCTGGCGATGGAAAACGAAAATGCCCAGCTAGACCACATGAAAGAAATCAACCAAGAAATACTTGGCTTGAGCGTAGTTAATGTTTCTGATGCAGGTTCTGGCTCTTCTCCGTATTCATTCTCAATAACAAACGCAAATGCCAAGCATATACATCCGGGTGACACTATAGCCATTCGTAACAATGCTAGTGGTAACTTTATAGCTAATTCTACTGTCACAATCGTTGGCGATGCCGACTCTGGGGCTGGCACATCTGGAAAGACCCTAATTACCTATACTGGTGGTGGGGCTGCTACTGGCGGTGACAATGCTTTCTTTGTCGCTAGAAATGGAATCACATCTATTGACGACATTGTTGAAGAAGATATGAATGTGACTACTGTTGGACTAGGACGTAATCCCGGTGGAAATGCTAGTGCTGGTATAGGTACTGGTACAAACCTCGGAGCCAAGGTTTATGATAACTTTGGTGGTAAGGACACAGCTACAAATGCAACTCGTGCCGCAGGTACATGGGCTGCTGCTGCTCACGTTGATGACAACGGTGGTGTAGCTAGGGACCTATCCCTAAATATGATAGATACTTGTATCCAGAAGATTAGAGAAAATGGTGGTGAGCCGAAAGTAATCGTAATGGGTCACGACCAGTACTTTAAACTGGAAAGGTTATTGAATAGCCAACAGAGGTATATGGGACAGGAAGAGTATCAAGTCGGAATAGGTTCAGAGAGAACCTTCCCCGGAACGAAAACTGGACTTATCCTAGCTACTTATATGGGTATTCCAATTCTACCAGATGCGGATGTTGCAAAATCCAGCACCACAGACGGAGAAGGAAATAATGGTTCGAACATTTATGTTCTAGACACAGATTATATCGAAATGGCGATAGCACAGCCTACTCAGTATATTGAGAACCGTGACTACTTTGCTGCAAACCAGCTGGTAATCAGGGGTCTACTCTATACAATGGGTGAACTTCGCTGCCGAAACTTCTTTGTACAGGCAAAAATTACCGACCTATCAGCTTAATTGATTGACTCTGGGGGTAGGGTTCTCACGTCCTACCCCCTTTATATGTAAGGAGGATTATAATGGCAGTTACAATTGCAACCTCGTCTAACGGGGCTGAATTTGAAAGAGGAGTTCCCGGTGACATGCAGTATCGGGTTTTCGAAATAACTTTTGATAGTAGTTACGTTACTGGTGGCGAGCCGATGTCTGCCGCTGATATAGGGTTTTCTAAGATTGAATTCATAACTTTCGCAGGTGGCGATAGTGGATATGTTTTTGATTATGACTTTGTTAACAGTACAGTATTTGTTTATAGGGCTGCGGGAAGTGCCGCTGCTTTACAACAGGTTCCCGCTACTACTAATCTATCAGCAGTTACTACAAGGGCAATGGCTTGGGGCAGACCGTAAGCAATGACAGCGACAGATGATCTCAACGTCAAACTCGCTGTTTATATGGAAAGATTAGATAATTACATTGAGAGCCAAGCTACTTTAAACGAGACAATGTGCAGACGTTTAGAAAAGCATGGGGAGGAATTAGATGCACTACAAGACTGGCGAACTAAAATTCTAGGGGCTAAATGGATTTCAGGTGCTATAGCATTATTAGCTGTACATACCACCGTAGTTCTTGCAGCCATTTTAGGTATGGTTCGTTGGATAAAATAGGAGAACAACTATGGCGGCTATAAATGGAGAACATTGGGCTGAATGGGAGGTAGACCCAAGTACACGGTCCAGCGTTCATCTTTGGACTAAGTATGTTACAGCAACTAAAACAGTAGCCCAAGACGGTATTACGACAGTATTAGTGGCTGATAAAGGTACTCCCGCCGTTAATCTCGCTGGAAACTCAAGTTTTGAAGGTACTGATATTTCGGCATATATTGCTCAAGGTACTAACGTAGCAGTTACTAGACAGACATATGCTGGTGCTGCGGCAACAAAACCTGCTGGAGCCAATGATCCTGATGGTATGTTAGCCACGTTACGCATGATGAAAACAGGTAGCAATACGGCAGCAGCTAGCGGGAATACTGCGGGTGACGGATGGTACTTTTCATCTAGCGCATACAATATACACCGAGATAATGTGACAAATCTTGTGGCTTCTGTCTATGTACGACAAGGAAGCAACACAGGCGGAACTGTTAGAATGACAGTCCGTAATGCTACAACCGGAGTATTATTACAAGCTGGAACAACTTCAAGTACTTTATCTACCACATGGCAACGATTAATTGTAAGTTACGCAAAATCTGGTGGACAAGCAGCTGAACCAGTAAAAATACATATTGAGGCTGTAACTCCTTGGGATGCGTCAAGCGCAACCGCAGGAGCATTATTTTTTGATATGTTCCAATTAGAAATGAAGGGGGGTTCCGGTACATCAGATTATGTTGATGGACATCAACCAAATACAAACGGAGCAGCTTATGAGTGGTTAAATGGGGAGAACTCAGGTTCCCGTAAAAAAATGGGGCTTTCCCGAATTAGAGGAGTTCGAATTACTAATGAGTCAACTACAGCTAGTCATGTACTATATGTAGGTATAGACGATCCAAAACCCACAGCAACAACGGGAATTAAGATTGGTGCGGGAGAAACCTTTGAAACCAATCACCCAATTGATGCAGAGTCGGTATACGTTTTAGAACCAGATGTCGCTGCTAATAG